TCTGGCGAAAATCCCAAGCCAGTAATTTGACGATTGTTGACGTTATTTCCTGTCCACAGTGCCACGTCCATCGCACTAGAACCCTTTGTGACTGATGGGGCGGGCAGGTTTGCTGTGCAGAGTGCTTTGAAGCCGCTGGGGGCGGTGTAGGCGAAGGCGCGTTGACCGAAGTTGGCGCTGGAAGACGATTGACCGGTTCTGCCGGTAGCAGGAAACCACGTTCCGGTAAGGCTGCTAACTGCAGTGCCTTGGCTTGTTCCATTTTTATAGACGGTTAGAGTCCCAGTGTCGAGGTTTAAGGCAAAGCCCAAAACATCCGTATTGGAGAATGTGAAATAACCTGAAGTCCCAGATCCTGAGTTGTACCTAGTGCCTAAGTACGTAAACCCCCAAGAAACCGAAGTAGCTCCAACAAAATCTGAAGTGCTTGATGCGTCAGACGAAATGCCGACATTTCCTTCGGTAACATTGGACATTTCCCAATACCATTTGCCGCTAGACACACCAATGGTTCCAATGGCGGAACGGTGAGTTCCACTGGTATTTGCAAAATCAAGATTGCCGTTGCTCAGGAATGAACCTGAGTAGGAGGCTGCCGAGTTCCAAGTGCAATAGTTGCCACGAACCTCACCCCCCGCGCCGGTATCCGTCTGGCTCCCATTTGTTGGTACATCAATAAGTGAATCGTTGCCTGCACCAGCGGTGACGGAAAGGTTGTTCGGCGTCCAGTTATTAGCCGGCGAGTTGCCAGAAGTGTCCTTCCCTAATGTGGTCGCGGTTGCTGCCGAGTTGTCCGCGAACTCAAGGTGGAAGCCGTTGGTGCCGTAGCTGCCGGTGTATGCCTTGGGGTTCCACACGCCGGTGGTGGCGTCGGTTTCGCCGAATGATGTTGGGTCGAGCGCCTGACCATCAATCAGATAGGCATCAGCCAGCATAAAATCGGCTGGGCTTGTGGTTGTGCCATACGACGTCGTTCCTATTGTATGAATGACAGCCGAATTAAAATACCAATCAGATGTGTCTGGGCCGGTATTTGTCGAAAAAGTTTGAGCTACGTTGTTAACGTATAAGTTAAACGAAGTGCTGCTGTTTTGCGAAACAACAATGTGCATCCATGCGCCGGGATCTCTAAATACAGCGTTCGTAATTTTTTGTGTCGTATAAGATCCTGGGTAGTTCCAAACCTGGAGCGTATCACTTGCAGTGAATTCAATTAGCGATGCAGCTGTTCCAGACGAGCCGGCGCTAAATATACGTTGAACCGTTCCAAGCTTTGATCTTTTCACCCAGCATGAAAATGTCCACGTCTTACGGTTGCCAGCAGATGCAGGTGTGCGGCTTAAGTAAGCAGAATCGGCGGAGTTGAAGCGTAGTGATCTACTCACCCCGCTGGCGGCAGCAGGGGCACCAAGCAGGAGACTGTTGTTAAGTACGCTCATTTCACGTCAGCGATCAGGCGGGCGGTGATGCGGGTGGTGGACTCGACGTAGTAGGCGATCACATCCACCGCGTTTGCGGTTGTCGTCAGCGTTGGCGCTGTACCACCGGGCCATTTCCAGTAACTGCCCCAGGCACCTGTGCGAGAGCCGGTCGAATCCTGCGAAATCACAAGAGTTCCCGCTTGCCCTGCAGTCAGGTTGGTGGGGTTGGCGATTGTTCTGTTTCCACCAAGCGTGACGCTGAAGTTGTTGGACAAGCTGAAATCGGGGGTGATCGTGGCCCCATCAGTCAGCGCAGTAACCGCGCCTCGCTGGGCCTTGGTGAAGCTCTGCGCCGATGCAAGAGCTGCATAACCGCTAATCGAAGCACCTGCCGGAATGGTGACCGTGCCGGTAAAGGTGGGCGATGCAAGAGGTGCATAGGTGGACCCAGCAGCACTGGTGGTCAGGTAGCTGCTCATCCCCGCCTGCGTCTGGTAGGTCGAGGCAGCAGTCGTCGTGTCCAGGTAACCGCTGATGGAAGCCCCAGCAGGGATCGTTACGGTCCCGGTAAATGTGGGTGATGCAAGAGGTGCATAAGTGGAGGAGGCACTGCTGGTCGTCAGATACGACGACATGCCTGCCTGGGTCTGGTATGTGCTGGCTGCGTTGGCCTGGGTGAGATAGGTGCTGGATGCCGTAGTGGCATCAAGTTTTGCACTATCAAGACCAAGAATGTCTGATTCAGCTTGACTTAAATCAGTCTGTAGCGTTGTGATTGCATCCCCATAGCGGGTCTCAGGATCGTTTGGAAAGTATTGAATCCAGTTCCATGTCGCTCCAGAGGTTGTATACACCATCCGGACACTCAAGCCCGAGTCCCCTACAAATCCAGCAGGCTTACCACTTAACGGAGTAAAGCTCTCAATTCCCGTTGAGTTGACAACTTCAACAGCATCGTTGTTTGCAGGTGATGCTGGAATTGCAGCTACGTTTGCAACAGTGTCATAAAGGATTGCATTGGCCACTGCGGAGGCAGCGGCATTTGCAGTACTAATAGCCGTGTTGGCTGTTGACAAAGCTGTAGACGCATTGCTAGATGCAGTGTTAGCTGTACTTACAGCAGCAGTCGCATTTGACGATGCAGTATTAGAGGTTGAAACAGCGTTACTTGCATTTGTTGCAGCGGTGTTGGCTGTCGACACAGCAGCCGATGCGTTCGTGCTTGCTGTGTTTGCAGTGCTTAATGCTGTGTTGGCTGTGCTAAGTGCCGTCGATGCATTTGAGGCAGCAGTGTTGGCAGTATTGAGTGCCGTGGTTGCGTTGCTACTTGCCGTATTTGCTGTTGACACAGCAGCACTTGCATTACTACTAGCGGTGTTGGCAGTACTTACAGCCGCACTGGCGTTGCTTGAGGCTGTATTGGCTGTTGCAGTTGCAGCGTTAGCCGTACTAAGTGCAGTGTTCGCCGTTGAAGTTGCAGAGTTAGACGTAGAAATTGCCTGCGTCGCATCCCTGTTGGACTCCTGAGTAACGTACAGGTTCTGAGTGAAGTTTTCATTCAGATCAGATGAACGGATGGCAGAGCCTGCATAGAAGGTTGCAGCGAGACTTGTGTCATCCGTTTCTCTGTAAATCCTGATTGCTACGCCATTCCCAGGAGCACTGTTAAATGAAATAGTTGTAGCGTTGGCAAGTGTGTATGCAGTTGTAACCGTCCCATTCAAGCTGACCTTGATATGAGACTCCTCAAGATATGGAAATGTAAATGTATACAGGGTTTGTGAACCATTCCCTGTGTAGGTGTTTTGAGTTACGGCCATTTACGCTATTCAGAAAAGGAAAGGGCGGATTATTTGTTTTGCATCCCCAGCAGGCTGACTGCCTGCCCACGAGATTGATAGGCTTTATCAAGTTGTAATTCGTACTGTCGGCGCATTACATCGTTGCGGTTGGATAGCTGAACTTCAGCCATCCGCTTAGAACGATCTAGCGCAACATTGATTTGTTTGTATACGTTCTGCCACAGGTCAGGGCTCACCTCTGCCCCAAGACGACGGGTAGTCTTAATTGATTCCCTCCAGGTCTTGGCATCAGTGTTTTGCATGATCCTCTGGAGTTCTTTTTTAAAGTAACCTTGTTGACCAATCAAGCTATACAGCTCAGATCTTTCCTCTGGTGTATAACGCACACCTTTCTGACTCTTCATCATGCTGGGACGAGAGTCATATTCAATGTCCACAAGGAACTGACGTTCAGGCGACAGGCCGTCATAGACCTTCATTGGACTCACTGCATTAAATGCACGAACAAAGAAGTTTTCAGGGTACCCAATCTTCTTACCATCAATCCAATCGTGTGCGTTTGGCAGAGCAGAATTTGGATCAATGACATCAGTGAATTTGTTTCTGTTCCTCAGGAGCTGTGTGAACTCCATATCCAGCTCACGGAGCTGTGGAGCCATTAGACGACCAAGTTCGTTTCGAGCACCAGACAGAGGAACAAGAGAACTTACAAAGGATGCAGCCCAACGGTTGGCAGCTGCAGGATCACCACGCAACACATCGTTCATAGGCTCAATGCCTGCAAGCATCGATTTGTTTGTGATGTTTGCACTTAGAAGGAACCCAAGCTTGTTAAAGAAGGTAGCCAGGTCAGACTCAGCAATGGAATCAAAATTATCCATTACATCCGCAGTCAGTGCCAGGAAGTCTGCCACAGGACCAATTGCTTCGTAGCTATACCACTTGCCGTCCCAAGCCTTGAAGGTGCGTGGTTTCCATCCAAGCTCTTGACGAACCTTTTGACGTTCCTTGTCGTAGTGACCATTGCCACGTAAACCGCCATTCATAAACATGGCGGCAGCAGAGAACATTGTGATTGTGCCAATGGCTTTACGGCCACGAATCTCTGCACGCAGGGTGTTGAAGGTCTGTTCAATGTTTTCGTCAACAGGCAACCCCTTGCTAATGAGGATTTCTTTGATTTCATCAATCGTGAAGTTGTTGCCAGGTACAGCCAGTCTGTTGTAATCCCTAGCAAACACCGATAGTGGACTGTGCTTGTCAGCCATTGCAATAATGTTTGCCGATGTTCTGGGGAACATTAGGAATGGACGTATAGCTGGATAACGGTTAATCAATGTTGAGATTGCATCTACAGCAGGGTTGTCCAGGTTCATCGCAATCTCACGGCTAGCGTAATCAACAGCCTTATCCGTGATCATGCCAGTCGAGTCAAACATTTCGCTGTACTGCTCATCCAAGGCCTTGCGGATCCCATCAGCATCAAGGGTTCGGCCACCATCAATGAACTTGTCATAGATACGACCACGCACTTCAGCGTTAGCAATAACAGCACGGGCAAAGCCATCCAACGCCGTCATGGCATTAGCACCAAACCTTAGCCAAGGGTTATTGGAAAGATCATTGAGTGCCTCTGCTTTCATGTACAGAGCCATTGGACCCAATTCACCACGCTGTTCTGCTGCCATAGCAAAAGAGTGAAGAACATCCATAGTCTCTTCATTCCTTTGTACAATGTCATCACGCATGATGTAGCTGACTGAAGTTGGATCACTTGCAGCTTTTCGATAGACATCGTTCATATGGCGCAGGCCTTTCTGCATGGTGTCCATAAATGCTGAATATTGATACCAGCCACGCTTCAAGGTCTTTACATCGCCACTAAGCATTGCCCCACCCATCACGCTGATAGGCTTCTCAAGCAGCAATGCAGCGTTGGCAAAACCTGCTTTAAGTGGAGTAGAGATAGAGGTCAAAACAGAGTTGTAAATGTTTGACCACATACCCTGAACAAGAACGTTGGGAATCTCAGGGTTTTCGTCATACACACCTTTCTTAATATCAGCCAGGCTGTTCTCTACAAACTTATTCAGTTTGGATATGGTATCAATATTTCCATCGCTGAACTCCCACGCCATTTGGAGTGGTACCAGATATTCAGGTCGCTCTTTTGAGATCTGACGAAGTGTCTCTACAGTGTTCTTGGCGCGAGGAATGATGTTTGCCAGAGCATCCTGTGTTTGCGCTCGGGCATTTTCAGCCACTTCCGCCATTTTTACTGGATCTTTAGCATACAGAATTTTTTGCATGATCTTTAGATTCTGTAGACCAGCACCGCGTTGATAGCTTGCCATACCCTTCTCAACAAGCAGGTACTCAATTCGATCAAGTATCTGTTCTTGAGCCCGCTCAATAGCAGCAGTTCCTTCCATGTAACGAGCACCTTCAGCGATGTCTGATACTTGCCCCGCTAATGAAGTGGTTAGATATGCTTGAGCCTTCAAACTATCCATGTTGAAGTACTCCTTCATGTATCCAGAAACAGCCTTCAGTGTTGCCATGTACGCTGTTTCACCCTTCATCGAATTTGGGACCATCTGCTTGGTGCCCTGCACTTCATCCATAAATGGTTCCAGCAAGTTCTTTAGCATTCCTGGTTCCATCCTTGGATCAAGCATGTACTCAGCGAGATCACTTCCTGACCTGTCAATCTCTTTCCAGTCCAGCTTCTTACCATTGACATTGTAGCTGTACTTTCCTGCAGCTTTAATCTGCTCAGCGATTCCCTTGATCAGTTGACGTTGAGTCAGATTCTCAGGGTTTAGTCCGTATTTCAACTCTGCGTCAGTAATAATGCTGCCAAGCCGACCATATTGAGTACCCATGTTGTTGGCAATACGCGCCTGGTCAACGCTTGCCCCAATTACGCCAAGATTATCAGCAGAACGTATCCCAGATTCCTCAATATCAAATACATCGTGTACACCAAAGATTGGCTGATCTAAGTCCGTATTTTTACTCAGCCTGTACTCTCCTAGTTGATCAGTAGCTTGCTCACGCATTGCTGCGGCCGTCAATACCTCTTCCTCAGGAGTTAGATCATTGTTCTTGATCTTTTCAAAGTACTTAGCTGCTTTCTCATTTTCAGGTACCCACTTGGTCAGTTCCTTGGTTCCGTTCACTGCACGAAGAACCTTACTCGCACCTACCAGTAGGTCAGTGAAGATTCCCAGACCAACCCCTTCGTTGATATTCTTAGCTCGCTTTACATCAGGACTATCTGAATCGAGAGTTGCCCAGTCATCAGAGATCCAGTTAAAGGTTTTTGGGAACATCTTCTTCAGACTTCCTTGCAGGTTGTCGTCTGATTCGTTGAGCTTGTTTGTTGCATCGACAAATGCACCAGCACCTGCTGCAATACCAGTCTCGCCAATGAATTTCATCAGTGAGCTTTTTCCTGCTTCCCATGCAACCTTTGCTTGAGCTGCTTTACCAGCTGCCCCCAAGCCTTTGGTGATGAAGATCGTAGGCACCACAAAGGAAGAGATCTCCCTTGCAGCTTGTGCTAGTTCATTCTTAAACTTAGGAATTTTAGGAGCATCTGGAGTGGGCAGTACGTTGTACATGTCTACGGCCCAATCAACGGCCCCACTAGGTACTGCTAATACGCCCTCAGCAGCTGTTCGGGCATAGTCACCAACATCTTGGGGTTGCTGTGCTTCTGTATTTTGTGATTGTGATGTCTGCTGTTTAGCTGGCGTACCAGGTGCAGCACTTTGCTGCATCGCTGCCTGTTCAGCAGCTTGAGCATCGAGAATGGTTTGTTCTGATTGAGCCTTTTCTTGAAGCAGTTGATTGCGTATCTGATTGCTCAAAGGCTCATCACTGCGTTCAAATTCCTCGTAAGGATTGTACATTTGTCATCTAACTAATACCCAGGATCGAGCGTACTCGTCTGGAGAGTTCTTTTTCTTGACCAACTGGAACCTGTGAGCCAGGAATATCAATTGCTAATCCACGACCGTGATTGCCTGGATCACCAGGACGATCAATTGAACCAACTTTAATTCCAGCAGCAGTCAGTTTCCTAATAGCTGCATCACGCTCAGCCTTGGAGGCAAAGGCAATGTGATCGTGGTAGTTGGATCCACCGTGATCTGCCCTGTAGGAAGATTTGTGGTTTGGATCACCACTTAAGTATTCGATGGTGCGGAACTTACCACGCATAGTGGCAGGATCCATCCAAGCTTGGCCGTAGCCATACTTGGCAGCAGATGTGATTACCTTTTGATAATAACTACCGCTTTCTTTGTCACCTGGGATAGGTCCTCTGTATTTCTCTACGTTACCTGGCCCAGCGTTGTATGCAATAAGTGCAAGACGCATATCACCACCAAACTGCCTCTGTAGTCCAGATAGGTATTTGGCTGCGTAGTTGATGCTGGCAATAGGGTCATCCACGTTTACCCCTGGATGATATTGGGGCATAATTTGTGCAATACCTCGTGCACCAGACGAACTGCGTGCATTAGCCTTCCAGTTGCTTTCTGTCTCGATCAAGCCTGCCAGGATTGCAGGATCAATCCCATAGGACGTTGCAGCCGCCTGTACGACCACTCCAAGGTTTTTGGGTACTTGGTATGGATCAAAGCGTTTGGTGCTGCTCAGGGCCCTTACAGAGCGGTTATACGATTGATATCGATTAAGAAGGGATTGGAGCTCAGGAGAGATTGTTTGTTGGATCCTTTCTAATGCAGCTGGAGTAGCCAGGTCAGGCATCCCCGCAGCACGTCTTTGGCGGTTAATCACATCCAGTGGGTTGATCCCTAACTTCGACCCCCAGTAGGTAGCCTCAGGAGGCATGGAGAATCCAGGACGACCGTAACTTCGTTCAATAGCCCTTAGTTCTGCAGCATCAAAGATCAAACCAGGCTTGTTATCAAGAGAGCCTTTGCCGCCATAGGCCAGTGCATCTCTGATCTTCCGAAGCTTTAGGTTTACTGCTTTTGTTGCTTTTGCTCCAGGAAGTGCCTTTTTGAAATTTGCAAACTCTCCGGTGCCATCAATTTGATATCGGCTGTTGGTGGCAAACTCGTTCATAACTTCTGCCACCGCAAGCTGAGATGCTTCGGCTGGAGGCTTTCCAACTCCAACATATTCAGCAACCTTACGGTTAAACTTAGCCTGCAGTTCTCCAATTACAAGAGTCGCTATGCCGCCCGTAGATCCATCAGGTGAGACCTTGACCCTTGGATCATTCTTTACCGTATTCTCAATTGCATCCAGCTGGTTCTTGTAGTTACCAGATTGAGAACGGGCCTTTTCTTGGTTTTGAGCAACAGGTAACCACTTTGTCCTTACTTCCCAAGGAGCTTTCATCGCCATCTCCACAGTGAGCATGTTCTGCTCAGCAAGGTTCTGGAATTGATCACTCAAACGCTCCCTTGACAAAGCATCCATCGAGAAACTTGATTGCAAAGTGCTCAGCTTCTCACTCTTGCGTTGGAACTTATTAAAGAAATCCTTCTGTGCAGCTTCAATATTAGCGTCGGTTGATTCGTTAGGATTGTCGCGGAAGAACGTCATAAGACTGTTCTCCATCGACCTTGCTTGTGTTTCTAGCTCTGCATCTTCATCCGCAGCATTCTTTCTACGGGCTGCAGCAACTTCCTCGCGAATCAACGCAAAGCGTGTCCTCCACCTTTCACCAAATCGTTGCCCAGATACAGGTTCAACCTGCCCCTCAATTGTGGTGATGTCATCATCCGTAAGAAGGTTGGCGTCAAAGTTGTCAGTCATGTATTTCTGCATGACCTCCCATGCCCCCTTCATCCCACGAGGTGCTCCTTGACCATCAACAGTCAATGAGATCTCGTTCAGTGCCCGGCTAAGGTTTTTATCAGTAAGGAATCGTTGAAGAGTATCTTGGGTGCTTTCTTCAGACTGAGTAATGCTGTACGTCCGCCGGATCTGACCCATCAAGCGAGCATCAGCGTCCAGCATCTGGGGATAGGCGTACTTGTTCAGCAGCGCATCGTTAACGCTGTTAAACCCATGCACTTTGAAGAACTGCTTCCGTAGTTCAGCCAAAGCCACTGCTGCTTTGACCGGATCCTGCATTGATTGGACTGGCGTAAATTCGTTCCCGTCCTTATCTCTCAGTACGGTTGTATTGTTTGTGCTCAGTTCATTCAGTACCCACGAGGAGTAGTTACTGCCAGCTCGCTCTACAAGAGACGTATAGAAGCCGTGCCGTTTGGCCCCACTCAAGCCCCGAATCTTATCGATCAGCTCTTGTGGGGCACCCTCCTTCTGAAGCCTTGCAGCAGTAGCTGTCAATGCATCATGAGCTTGGTACAACTCCGACTCATTCCTTTCATACTCAAGGATTGAGTCAGTAGGCAACCCGACCATGTAGCCCAGTTGCTTACCTTCCTCTACATCGCTTTCATATTTCTGCTTGCCAATGTTGACAGCAAGCTTTCCAATGCTATCGGAAAAAACTGCCAACGCATTGATGTTATTGACGGTTGTGCTTGTAGTGGTCGATGACGGATCTTCTACAGACCGCTTCATGTTACGAAGTTGATCTTCAATAACACGTTTGCGGTTCTCCTGATCCAGACCAAACAATGTATTCCTGTTCTCTTCCTCTAGGCGTGATTTACGCTCTAGACCAGAGATCAAGTTTTGCTGATTCTGTGCACTTTGATCCTGCACACGCTCCATACCTCGTAAGGTGGATTGAGCTTGCTGCTCCATGCGGCGCGTTGGATCAGGTGCCTGAAGAGGATTGAATCCCCTTGATTGGGCGTACCCTTGGTATTTTCTAGGCATTGCTAGTTAGCGTCCTTTAACTGCTATTCCTGTAGTAATTCCACTTGCAATACCACCTGTAATACCACCAATGATTCCAAGAGGACTTGGAGGCAGTGATGTATTGACCCCACGAACCGGAGGGGGACCCTTCTTGGGTTCCAGAGGGTCTTGGAAGAATGCACGTGGTGTTTTGTACGGAACTGGGATCTCTGGTGGTGCTTCTGGCCGTAGCATTCGATTTGCTTCAGCAGACAAATCTGCACCGTACTTCTGAATACTGATATCCCGAAGATTTCTATTCGTTTCCTTCCTTGCACTCACAAGGCTTTCGGCTAGTACCGATTGATCCCTCCCAACCTGAGATAGAACCGCATTCGCAGCTCTTGCTGAGCTGTTTCCGGCTACACCTCTGGCTGTTTGAAGACCTTCTTGCTGCATCATTTCTATGACTAGATCTTGCATGTCAAATCCAGCACCCGTCTGAATCTCTTGGTAACGTGCAAGCTCCGACTCCCTAGCAAGGTTGGCAGCCATGTTGTTGAAGTTACGCTGTGTTGCGTAGACCTTTTCTGATTGCTGATATTGCTTTAACTGATTTAAATAATCAAAGTCACGTACAGCTAGGTTGTACTTGTATTGATCGAGAGATACTGCATCCTTAAGGCGACCAATGGTCTCCTCCTCAGCACGTTTGATCTGGATACCAGTCTTTACGTGGTCATAGTTGCGGAGTGTATCTTCCCAGTTGAATTCATAGAGAAGCTTATCCTGACCATATTGTGCATCAAGATACTTTTCTTGTCTGGAATATGCTTCAGCTTGGGCTTGGGCTTGTGAGGCTGCACCAGCCACACCAGAGATTGCACCAATGACTCCAGCTATCCAACCAAATGCCATATTTATCTCCTATTATAGTATTTACCTGAATAGTGGCCTTCCCAAATAATTGAGAGAAGGCTTACTGGAAATGGTCCAGAAGCTTGGACTTTAATGGTCATATTCTTTGACTTCTGATGTAGTGGTAGGGTGAATAATTTCGAGTTTGATAGCGGCACATCATTAGCCAGGTAAACATCAGCATCAGTAACAGCAAACGTCTGAGTCCAATCAGTTCTTCCCTTAGCTTTAATGAAAAAGTCAAAATTGCCTCCTAAGCCAACGTTCACCTTCATCCTTGAGATTACCAACGAAGAGGTGAGGTCTGATACCTGATTGTTATCGCCTGTTCTTACGTAGATGCTGGGCAGCTCTACGTCCATTGTGTAGAGGTAGCCAACGATAATTTCATCGCTTGTCAGGTCTTGATCTTCAACGATCACATAGTTTCCGGTACCATCTGTATAGACCTGATCAGGAAGAATGATTAAGCCAATGTCCAGGTAGTTGTTTGTACCAGTTGGTTGACCAGCTACTACGCAGGGGCTTAGGTTGCTGTCATGTTTATATCCAAAGTAGATCTTTGTTCTGTCGTTAACAGAGTCGTAGACAGCAGTGGGGTTGATTCTCCACATGTCAAGTCGTGGATCAACTTTAATCCCCTCTTGGGTTTGAATCGTACTGGTATCAGGACTTTGGATTAGATCGATCCTCTGAAGAACCACAGAGTGCTCTTGCTTTGTAACCACATACATCGTGTCTTCGTTAATGTAGTGGTGAAGAACATCTCCACTGAGTTCCCACTTGAACCATGACTGTAGTTCTCTTGATTCCCCAGTCGAGTAGAACCTAAACAAGTAGAGGAGCTTATCTTCAGATGATGCCAATGACAGAATCGAGTTCTGTGGGCTACTTCTTACCTGATCAATGGTACTTGGAATCCACTCAGGAATGAGTCTAGATATATCAACCACAACAGGGCTTGACTGCTGACCCCTTGTTTCCATCTCAAAGACCCGTGTGTACGAAGTGATCTTTGTCACAAAGGCAATAGTGGTTCCTAGGTCAACAGGAAGGTTGCCCTCATCCATCTCATAGTTAGAGATCGATGTAATGTTGACTGATTGAGGCGTGATGATTCCATTGTCTGCAGAAATCAGGAACTGCTGAGTCCTACTAAATAGGACCAGGCCCTGCGCTGTGGGAATCACTGCAAACAATGATGCAGGCCTTACACCAGAACACGACACATCAATTGGATCAGATGCAACCGATGTAGTGGCCGTCTGTGAGAAGAAGTTAAAGTAATCTCCTGTCTGACTTAAGACAATGTTGTCACTACTCAGGGCACCAAGTCGGTTGTTGTAGAAGAACAGTTGACTGATTGTCGAGCCGACAAATGATGGATCTGGGTTACTTGTTTCATCGCCAACAAGTCGATCTTCCCAATCAACAGCCTCAAACAGGAATGTACCGTTACTCTGCCTCACCAACTGATGGGGCATTGTCGAGGCTGTCAAGCCTGGGCTGACTGACGGAGAACGAGTTTCCTCCCAGTACCCATTACCACTTGAATCTGCAACGAATTCAAGATAATAATCGTCTAGGACTGTTGTAGTGTTGGCTACCCGCACTACTCGCCCGTCTGACGCAATACCAGGTAAACGCGTGATGTTCTCTACCGTGTCTTGAAAGACGTAAAGAGCATCACCTCCTTGTCCACCAATTGCACTGATTGTGAATGCTGAGCTACAACTCAGCTCTACAGTTGTGGCCGTTTTTGTAACTGTCAGTCCTGAAATATTCAGAGCGTTAATCTTACTGGCGATCTCATCAACAATGTCTTCGTAGTTCAGTACCCTCACTGGTGTGTTGCCAGTGGTGTCATCGCTATTGCGCGTAGTAAATGATGCCTCTGAACCATTGATAACCACCTTGTACTCTGCACTGTATTCAACAGTAAGAATCCGTATGGTTGCCTTTTTGTTTGCTGTGTAGCTGGGCGCAGCCTGAGCTGTGATTACCTTCTCGGTATTAGTGATGAATGTGTAATCATTTACCGTAAGTGTGTGGTACTTGTCCTTAGAGGCAGAAAGATAATCCTTAGCGTTTGCTCCGTAGCTGACACTTACAGGAGTTCCATCACTAAGCCTCCACACCTTAACTGCGTTATTGGTGCTTGGTGTCTGGTTGCAGATCAATGCAACTAGATACTCTTCTGAACTATCCCTGAATATTGTGAATATGTGGGCATCATCCAGTACGCTTGTTCCAATCAGGCTGTTATTGCTTTCCTTGAGTTCAGCAATAAACTTCCCCCCTGGACGCTTTAGTAGACCAAATGTAGGATCAGGATACCCATTGATTAGCTCACGTACTTGACCTGGAAATTTTAGGTCATCCGTTTGCTGTGAGACCCCACCTAGGAAATTAGAAATGCGTTGTGAAATAGATGCCATATCACCTGTAAAGGGCTCGGTACGGTTGGTAGCTTGTATAGAAGTTATCGCCAGTAGGGAATCCAAATATGGAATAGTTCCCATCGTTGCAGTCGTATTCCAACGCGGATGACCTAGCCAACGATTCGCGTTGAGCGAGCATGTTGTACAAGTCCCCATCTCCCACAGTCTTGATGCAGACTTGAGAGGCAGCTCTCGCAGTGATGTAATCGCGAATTGCTTGAGGAATATCTACAAAGTCAAACTGCCAGACGACATCACAGTAGACAGTATCAAACTCAGTCCATGAATAAGAATGAGCCACTTTGTCGTAGAGTTTTCCTTGGCGAATCACTGAATCACGTCCTTTGTTTTCAGGCCGATCACTCAGTTCCAGAGACAAGACGTTATTTGGAAGAAGTATTTCGTTGTTGTTGTCTGGCTGCAAGGGGTATTCAAACTCCTTGTTAAAGCTCCAACCTTCACCCTGCACTTCGCGACTTGTATCTTGAAGTGTTGAGTAGACAATTGCGATATCAGGGTTGGTATCATCGAGGGTAGTGACAGGAGCCTGTCCTACCGCTCCGAGTATTTGATTTACGGCAGCCAGTTCGGTGGTTGCTAAAGTAGTAGGATAGGTCATATCACCATAGGATTAAAAAAAAGGGACTCCGAAGAGTCCCCGTATAAATAAGTACTGAGATCAGAACTCAGAAGGAGCGGTACCACCCACATACAGCTCAACAGCTGCAGCAGGGTTCAGGTAATCAGCACCCATGGCCAGACGGCCCACGATCACATCACCCTGGTAGATGATGGAGGTGTCGCCGCTGGTCACCTGCACTTGAGGACCAAGGGCCTCCACACAGCCAGCAGCTTCACGCTGGAAGATCAGACCACAGGACTTGGTACCGAATTCGGTAGCAGTGCCATAGTCGTTTTGAATGCCGGTTACGGCGCCATCGGCGTTCTCGATGGCAGCGCCAACGAAGCTACCCAGGTTGCCAGGGGAGGTTTCGCCAGTAGTGCCACCATGCTTGGTGCCATAGTTGCCCAGGAACGGAATGTTCATGGACTTGTAGACCTTGATACCAGCGATCTCGATGATGCCGTTACCTTTTTGCAGGGAGTCACCCTGGGTATCGCGGTTCACCAGACCGTTGCTACCAATGGCCTGAATCAGTGCATAGTACTGACGGGGGTTCAGGACGCCCACACGACCTTCGGTGCTCACACCCTTTTCGTCCATTGCAGCAGCAGCGTCATAGAACGCAGCCACCAGGGCGCTGGAATCGAAAGCATCCGAATCGTTGGCAGAAGAACCAACACGGATCTGGGTACCACCAGGCTCAACAAAGTTAGCCTTGGTGATCGGGCTGGCCTTACGTGCACCACGAGCGATAGCACGGAAGATCAGGCGGTCATACTTTTCAGCAAGGGCATAGCCGATTTTGCGGCTGATCTCGCTACGCAGATCGTAGTGAGAAAGAACCTCATCGAGCTCATACACAAAAGCCGAGCTGATCAGAAGGTCATCACAAGTGATGGTCTTCTCAGCCACCGGAGGTGCACCATCGGTATTACCAAGGATGCTATTTCCGGGAGTATGGAACTCAGCAGTGGTGCGACCCGTGTAGATGAACTGCAGGGACTTACCACCTTTGAGGGTGCGCTTCATGACAAGATCGCGAGCGATCGTCTCATTTTGGAAGCCTTTGAACATCTCACCCGAAAACAGTTTCAGGTAAAGAGCACGGGCGTCACCCGCGCTATTAGATTGACCAGGACGAGTCAGACTCGTGGTCACAGCGTTAGATTGTTGTGCCATTGAAAGAGAGAAAGAGTTTGTTTACTTGCTCTCCAAACGTTTGGAAAAATTTTTTAGTCAGTTATTTGCGTCGTCTTTCCGACTGTCAACGGCTAAGGGTGTCGGCGTACCGGCCTCAGCCAATAGAAAGGAGGTCCGACTCTGAGGTGCCTCCAATCTGTTGTTACCCAATAACAGGTGCAGTCAAAGCCACAGGAGTGGTCTCAGCAGCAGCCAAGTCAAGGGGGAAGTTATGAGCATTGCGCTCGTGCATCACTTCAAAGCCAAGGTTGCCTTTGTTGAGAATGTCAGCCCAGGTATTAATAACGTGGCTCTTATTGTCAAGAAGTGATTGGTTGAAGTTAAAACCGTTCAGGTTGAATGCCATGGTGCTTACACCAAGAGCAGCAAACCAAATCCCAACCACAGGCCATGCAGCCAGGAAGAAGTGAAGACTACGGGAGTTATTGAACGAAGCATATTGGAAGATCAAACGTCCAAAGTAGCCATGGGCGGCAACGATGTTATAAGTTTCCTCTTCTTGTCCAAACTTGTATCCATAGTTTTGAGACACATCTTCAGTGGTTTCCCGTACAAGAGAAGAAGTGACCAATGAACCGTGCATTGCGCTGAACAGCGAACCACCAAATACACCAGCAACCCCAAGCATGTGGAAGGGGTGCATCAGGATGTTGTGCTCAGCCTGGAACACCAACATGTAGTTAAAGGTACCGCTGATACCAAGGGGCATGGCGTCCGAGAAGGAGCCCTGACCGAAGGGGTACACCAGGAACACAGCGGTGGCTGCTGCCACTGGAGCAGAGTAAGCAACAAAGATCCAGGGGCGCATCCCTAGTCGATAGCTAAGTTCCCACTCTCGTCCCAGGTAAGCATAGATGCCAATGAGGAAGTGGAACACTGTGAGTTGGAATGGACCCCCGTTGTAGAGCCATTCATCAAGTGAACTAGCTTCCCAAATTGGGTAGAAGTGAAGTCCGATGGCGTTGCTGCTCGGAACGACGGCTCCCGATATGATGTTGTTTCCATAAAGAAGACTTCCGGATACAGGCTCACGGATGCCATCAATGTCGACAGGGGGAGCCGCAATAAATGCAAGAATAAAACAGGTGGTCGCTGCAAGCAGGCAGGGAATCATGAGGACTCCGAACCACCCAACATAAAGACGATTGTCAGTGCTGGTGACCCAGCTACAAAAACGCTCCCAGTTGGACTGAGAGCGTGGAGCTGCGAGGATAGCAGTCATGAATGAAGTTAGTTAAGACGGGTTATCTTTACCCTTCCAACTCCAGAGTTAGTGAGACCGATAGCATCAGCCGCACCTTTACTGAGATCAAGTCCCCTGCCATGGGCATAAGGACCACGATCATTGACCCGAACAACGGCACACCGTTTAAAGCAAGCTTTTAGCTTAGTTCCAAACGGGAGTGTCTTGTGCGCTGCAGTAAGGCCGTTTTGATTGTACCGTTCACCATTGGCGGTGAGGTTTCCGTGGAAGCCAGGACCGTACCAACTGGTGATCACTGACAGAGTAGTTAGGATAGGTAGCATAATTAAAAAGCAAAGAACTTTTATATTGCTCTCACCATTTATCCCGTCACTACACTCGCTATAATGACGGGAGTAGCTCTACTTTTTCTTCGCTGTCTTAGCAGCTTGCTTAAATTGTTTTGCAGTGGGAGCACCCGCAGTGCCAGGCTTACGCATCTTCTCTCCACTACCTTCTTCAATCCGCTTTCGCTTTGCGTGGATGTTCGCGTAGAGACCTTGCTTACTCATCAGAAGATACCGGGGATGATTTGACCGGTGATGCAATATGCACCTACAGCTGCTACGAACCCAAGCATGGCAAGGCGACCATTCAGCAGCTCAGCATGTTCATTATGAGATTGATGATAGTTGGGATCCATATACATTGGCGGCTCTTTGGCCCATAGATTTTCAGTCATTAGAAATCGACATCGGAAAGCTCAAGCTTTCGCATTACATCTTGTCGATATGCTGGGTCGCGATCATAACGGGGATCCGCCATGGCCCGTACAAGTTCAGCTTGGCTACGGAAGCCTTGTGAATCTTGTGCTGTCTTACCAGTAAGAAGCTGACCTTCTACACCTTCTGATTCTTGATAACGGTAGTTCAAAGCTTGAATTGCAAAGTAAATAGCTGCTGGATCATTTCCATCCATTACAGCATCATAGAGTTCGATTTCATCTGATCGCAGGTTTTGTGAGGCCCATGCAACCATGTTGCTGTAAGCTTCATCTCCGCCTACAAGTTCTTTCATCTCACTGATCTGTTCAGTGGACAAAGGCTCTACTGACGAAGGCTCAGTTTCTTTGTTCGCTTGTCTAGTTGCAATCATCAGATTTGCAAGATCCTCAGGCGACAGCTGTGACAACAGTTCCATTGTTTCATCGGAGACTGTTCCAGCATCAAGCTCTTGAGAGATCTTCCCTACGTAATCAATTTCTTCTTCCGATTGCTCCTCTTCTGGAGCCTCCTCGTATTCGCCTGCTTCTTCCTCAATGTTGGAACCAAGCTTTCGTTGTAGCTCAATATATGCTTTCTCTAGCTCTTGTGCATTCTGGTACTTACCAGCAAGAAGAGACTCGTGTTCATTTTGAAGAGCCTCTCCAAGCTCATAGCTTTCCGCTTCAGCCTGTTCTACAGCTTCGGCATTTTCACCAGACGCATCATACGAAAGGGTTGTCATAAATGGTGGATAATCTTATTGGGGTGGCGGAGGTGCTTGTTGACCTCCCATGTTTTGTTGGCCTTGCCTAAACATCTCCATAGCTTGTGGATTCTTTGACGGATCAAAGATTGGTGCACTAGCAAGTTGAGCTGTTTGATTAACAAGCGCAAGGTTCTTCTGTTGACTCATGGCTTGCTGCATCTCGGATTGAATCTGTTCCTGACTCTTAATCAGATTCAGGACATCAATGCCTTGTGCGGCAGCAAGACGTTTGATTGCTTCGTCTGGATTGACGAACTTTCCAAGCGCCTCAGGTCCGATGGTTTGAGTGATAGTAGTAAGGAATGCCGTGAGGCTTTCCCTATCTTGTCCACGGCCCAGAGCATTGATGCCAGCCACAATTGTTGGCCGGACAAGTCCTTTGGGTAGACGTACTATCTCCCCAGACTTCTGCATTACATTCAGCTTTCGGTTCAAATACGGAATTAGAAACTCAACAGTCAACAGACTAAATAGTCCTCCAAGCTGCTGTTCCAATTCCATTTGGGTAAACCTAACTTCCTCTGCTGTCGTACGTTCGCTTTGCCTCACATTCAACACAAGGAAGGCTTCGGAGATCCGCCGCTCTAGGGTTGAGGCCATCTCAGCGGCAGTTCTGAAGTCGGCAGTTTTACCAACTTGAATCACACCAATGTCATCTGGCCTTCCCTGGACAATCGCCCCGTTTCCTGCCTTGGCAAGTGTTTGAGCTTTTGTTGAAGAGGATGGCGACACTGTAAAGATCACCTTTGCAGCTGCAGCAGATCCCTCTACAAGCGCCTGCATGAGAGCTTCCAAGGATCGCATGTCTCCCAGGAACTCCTCACATCTTCCACGCCCAAAGCATTCACCATCAACAGTGTTGAAGCGGAGCACCAACCAAGGACTGGCATCGATTGGAGCTTTACCCTGGGTGCCTGGAATAATTTTGTCGTACACCTCTTGGTGCCAGACCCAGCGATTGTTGTCACGGCGTACATGTGTGTACACCTCTACTTCATCTTCGTAATCAGAGTCGTTGCTAACTTTATTTGGATTGTCCTTCAGTTGTTCTTTGATGACGGACTCCAAGAGCTTTTTAGCAATGCGCTCTTTGGTGACGATTTCAATGACGTTACCGTTACCATCTCGATCTACGACATAACGGTTCAGTGGATAGAGCTTAAGTCCCTCCTTGCCCATGTACACCAATGCATTGCCACCTACAACCAGGTGCTTAATTGCTTGGTGAATGACTACTCGATCACTTGATGCAGCAATCGAATCCATAACCATACGTTCAAGCTTTGCAAAGCTAAGATCTAGTTCGGACCTCGCCTCTGCTGGCAGCTCAACGCCCAGCTTTGAATCATTTACTTGGAGTTTAAAGAAGCTGGTTTGAGGAGGTAGTAGAGCCAGCATCAATTTTGATGCAAGAGTGACTACGCCCTTCGCTCCAACGCTTTGCCATGGAGTCTTAAGGTTTCTATGAGTTACCCTGTTCTCATCTCGTTGAATGAGATAGGGCAAAGTTAACTCAGAACACTGAACAGCAATATCTAGAAACTGGGTACGATAACGAGTTAAAGCGTCATACCTTGATTTTGCTGTCATTATTAGATGCCAATATTGAGACCGCTAGAGCGGTTTGTTTGTCCTTGAGAAGCTATCTTTAGTTGTGATGTACCTTTATTAGTTGCCCCTGATTTCTTGGCACGTGATTCTTTTCGTACAAAACCCATTGCGTTCCCAGATACTGCCGAACCTGTGGCACTCAGCACCTTGGGAGGTTCAGGTGCAGGCGTAGGTGCGGGAGCAGTGGCTTGACTCATACCACTGATTGCCTTATTGATTGCATCAATAGCATCTTGGTATGGTGATCTAATCGGATCCTCAGCTGTAGGTACAATCGGCTCAGGATTTTTCGGTGTTCTCTCTGGGGTGGGTGCTGGAGTCGGAGCAGGAGCAGGTGCCGGAGCAGGTGCCGCTTGCCATGCTGAATCGTAGTAAGGAATTTTTTGCTCATCACCCGCAAGAAAGTTACCCTGTTTCTGGTACACCATTCCAGGGTATGCAGTGATGAATCCCATTACAGGACCATTGGGCGTCAGAGTGGCACCCAATCCTTGAGCTAATTCGTTGGCCTTACTTTTGATTTGGTCAGCCGTGATTCGATTTGCTGTCCCTCCATACGTAAACGATGAGGGTGCATCGTAATTAATCGGCACTAATCTTCCTCCTCAATCTTTTGCAAGATCCACTCAACAACACTTCGTTGACCTGAGCGGTACATGATCTTTTCCATTGAATCTTCAGGTGTAAATGTGGTGGGTGGAAATACGCTTTCTAATTCTGCAAGCACACTTGTTAGTGTGATGCCTTTTGCCTCAAGCGTATTGAGGTAGATTGGGGTTTGCATGTTCAAAGAATGCAGGCATCCGAGCTCGTTTAGTTTCTGCCAGTTCAGGAGCTTTGCCCTCGTACATCAGACGATCGCTTGCATCCAGCCAGAATTTTTTGTTCAGATATTTATTTGGGTTGGCAGAGGATAAAGGCTGCATCACCCAATTAATGGTTGCCTTCCGGAGCTTATCGAGAGAAGGACTCCAATCGAGACCAAGCTCACGACATACCAAGCTATTCGTAGCCACATGGACTTGTTCATCACGCGAGATATCCGCAGACACTGTCCTCAGTCCAGCGTCTCCGTTGAAACGAAAAAAGGGAAGTAGGACGAAAAAAATTGCACGCTCGGCAACCATTGCTTTGAGGACCGTGTGATCTGGATGTGCAACCCATGCATCCCGTAAGCGGATGGCTTCGGATTCAGCTTTTTCATCCACGCCCAAAGCGTTGGCGATGTAACCGAGTGCAAGATCGTGGTTCTCCTCATCTTTAATATTTGATCGTAAGAGATCCACCGACGCTGACGGTACTTCATTTTTCAGTGCTTCATTGATAAAATCTCCCACAGGCAGCTCCATGTGGCGGATAGCTAGTGCCCTGTAGATAGTTTCTTCGGCACCTTCTACAAGCTGGCCTGCAGTTGTTTGGACCGGAGTCCAGGTTCTTTTACGGTTTAGTAGTTTCTGATAAGGGTTCATTCGCCGCAATTACAATCAGGAGCAGGATCGTCGTCTCTGTCATAGAGAATTGACTCCAGGTAGGAATCCACTTCCGACTCCTCCAACGCGGCGTATGCACTGGTCTTGTCTTGGGTGTCACCCATAACCTGAAGCGAGTAGTAAAGGGAGGTCTGCGAAGACTGCAGCCACTCTTCAATAAACGCTTCGTCATAGGTGATCACATCAGACCAACTATTGAAGCTGTAACCGTGAAGAAGTCCCGTACCGTCAAGCATCCTCATGATGCCATCAGCGACTTTCTTGTAAGCCTCCCAGCCAACCTCAGCAGCGATCTCAACAGGACCGTAGTCAAAGCTCTGGACGCCAAACGTACCGCTGTCACGGTCCACATGGCGGGCAATAGGAGGGGCAATCTCTGGGCAGGTGGTGTACCCATCAAGGTCCGTATAGCGGTAGCTACAGGACGCTGTAGGAGCGATGGCAAAGGCCCGCTCCATATTGTTTACCTTGGCTACCTGAGCAGCAGCTTTGATGGCTGCCTGCAGCTCGTGAGCAAGGATTGATGCAGGAGTGTGGGGGTGAGGTTGTTTGGTGTTAACCGCCTCAAGTGCATCGCCAAACTCCTTGTATGTCACACCGGAGCGACGGAGCAAGTTAGCCAGTCCGAGCATTCCCAAACCGACCTGGCGATCCGTCTCCGGAGTGAGGTACTCTCCGCTAGCTCCAACGCCTGTTTGGCCGTGTAAGGCGCACAGCTGGGACATTCCTGTGACAAATGCACTTTGAATGTCACTGAGTTCGCACTGGCCAAGGTTGACATGCTGCAGTAGACAGGTTCCCCGTGAGGGCAAGTACACCTCCAGGCAAACGTTTCCCCGGATTCGATTTCCATTTCGATCAACCTTTGTTTTATTCAGCCATATGTCCCCTTGGCGAATGCCTTGTAGTACAGCTTCCTTGACTTCCTGTTTTGCCTCCGTCCACCAATGCGGATTAATGTTGACGCAACGCTTAACCCAAGGAAGCTCAGAGCGACTAGCGGAAACAAAATCCAAGATGTCGGGATGACTAAGATCCAGATGGCACACCACAGCACCGTTTTTATAAACTCCGCCACGCCTCAGGATCTCATTTAAAGTTGAGTAGATTTTTGCAAAGGATACTGGGCCGGACGCTACAAGACCTTTGCCGTTCTCAGCCCCTTTAGGGCGTAGCTTAGACAAGTGAACTGCTACTCCAGCTCCGTAGCGGAGGGCATGGGATACAAACCTCCAAGAGGCTTCAATGCCGTTTGGTCCTTCCATCTCATCCTCCACCACAAAGACGGTGCAGGAAACAGGTAGGCGGCTGGTGGGATCGTCAATCCAAGACTGCACTCGCCCAGTGCGAGCGATAAGTTCTTTGGGAGGAGCGGACATTATTAAACGAGATCAGTAAGTACAGGTGGTTGATAGTTAGGTCCTTTCAAGACCTTGCCGTCTTCACGACGTATAGGTTGACCATCTTCTCCAAGCTTGGTCATGTTGCTGCGATGTACACGATTAAGTGCTTCGTCCAAGTCCCACCCAACATTGGCGGCGTACTGGTAGCAGACGTATACAAGATCAGCCAATTCTTTCAGGCACTCTTCGGAGTTCCTTTTAAAATCAATCAGTAGTTGCTGTTCAGCTTCTAGAAATTCTTTGAACTCTTCAACGATCAAAGTCCTCTGCCCAGTCCGTGAAGCTGGACTCGTACTGTTGTTGACCTGGAAACTTTTCCGGAACTCCTTTGCTTGGTCGCTGATAAAGGATTTCGTCTTCGAGCTCATTTTGTAAATAATGGATTGCTTTTCGTAAGTCTTCAATGCGGGAGCCTTTGTAACCCGCCCGGCAGATATATTTGATGGCGTTACCCAGGTGGAAGTTCAATCCTTGGTCCCGAATAAAGTCCCATACTTGTATGGATCCTCGTCGGTAGTAGCTTGGTCCTGTACTGTTGGTAGTGGCCATTTTTTAATTAGGTTAGAGACATTATTGCCAAGAACAAATGATTGGCGTTGAAGAGCCAAGAAGATTGTGATGATATCTTCTTTTCTTGTGTCTGGATGCTTAAGTGCATCTTCAATCTGCCGTAACTTGAACTCTTGCTCCATTGTCAGCTTTAGGACTGGAGCTGGCGGTCCAAAGGATGGGCCGTTTAGCGGTGAAATCGTAGTCATCTGCTTGTAAGATCTTTGCGAGTCTTGCGTTAGTGAGCGCGACATCTTCCGAAAGATCCTTTCCAGCAAATGCCTGAACGACGGTCTCCCACGTTGCTCCATGTTCATCAAGTAAAGCAGCTGCTTTTTTGATACCAAGACCAGGTACGCCGGAGTATCCATCGGTTTGATCGCCTGCCATCGTCTGTATGTAGTGCCAGCGTTCTCCATCTTCTTTATTGATCGTTACTACACCATCTGATAAATCATATAGTTCCCCAGGTATTTGCCTCATGTCTTTGTCAGGTGAGCAGATAATATGGCCTTCCTCTTTGGTCGCGTAAATACCAATAGCATCATCGGCTTCTAGCTCAGGCATGACAATTACCTGATAATCTTCCTTGAGTTTGTTGATGACCCTTCGGTATCCACACGGCTTCTTGCGGTTTCTATGTCCTTTATATGTTGGATCAATAGATTTACGGAAATTGATAGAATCAGAAAAGAACAGAATAGAATCGTCAAAGCATCCAAGGTCGTTTGCAATCTTGTAGAGCTCTCGCTCCACCATCTGATACGCCTCACTGAATTTGCTTGTGACAGTAATTACATCGTCACCCCAGTCAATTTCAGATTCATTGGCTGCACAGCACTTATAGACAATAAAGTCAGCGTCAATCAACAGGCTCATTTACCTTGCCCTTTTCGCAACTTCCTTGTCCCTTTTGGCAATGACCTTGTTCCGTTCCCTTGTTTTGTGTGCTTGAATTTGGCGCGGGATTCAAATTGTTTTTTAGCTAAATTTGTCTTTGATTTTGTGGGTGGCATCTACGTTAGTGGATAGATAGTTCAAGGCTTTTTGTACACAAGTCGGATCGTCGCCAAAGCATCCAAGGCCTCGATTGCAACGATCACATATGTAGCCTCTAAACCTCTCAGTGTTGTGGCAGTGATCCAAGATCCATGTAGTGGTGTGCTTGTCACATATCGGACAATTTCCTGGGGGTGGAGTTGGGTTCTGTTTCCTCAACTTATTCCTAAGTTGGCTCATCTCCTTTCTACACCCCTTACAGGTATTTCTAATACCACCACCTGTTTGAAACACATCAAAGCAGCTCAGAGGTTTTATTTCCTCACACTTAATGCACTTCTGACCAATTGGATCCTGCTTTTGCTTCTGCTGCGATTGGGACCCTGAGGTTGTAGTACTCTCCAGCAGACTGAGCTGCCCAAAGTAAGCTGAACTTGAGATCATTTACATATTCATCTTGCGTTTCAAACTGAAGTTCGTCGTGAATGAACGCCAGCTGATGAGCCTTTATGTCAGCGCGGATAATTGATTCATGCGTCAACACCATCCATCTCTTCGCCACCACACCGGCCCCTGACTGCAGCAAATAGTTCAGAGCCTTATGCCCCGAGTCAACGCTGATACGCCTGTTGTCGATGCTGCGAATAAAACCTCGTTCTGCAGCTTTCTTAGTTGCATTAACAAGCTTCTCAAGACCAGGAATGGCATCCATATAGGCCTGCCGAATCTCCTTACCTTTCTTTTTTGCCTCGTTCTGGGAAAGGCTTTGGTCGTATGACAACCCAATCTTTTGATCTCCAGCACCGTATAGAAATGCGTAAGTAACTGTTTTAACTAGACGACGACTGATGCCTATTTTGTCAGCGTTCTCCTGGTGAATGTCACCGTTGAGAAGAACATCTGCGTAGCGGCCTCCATCGTATCGAGCCAGATAATGGGCAAGCATTCGCAGTTCAATCCCTGCGAGGTCAGCACCAACCATGCACATGTCAGGGCTAGCGCGGAATAGCTTTCTAAAATCAGAGTCACTTGGTACTTGACCTAGGTTTGGCTTTCGGTGCGCACATCGATGTGTATTGGTTGCAACTGAACAGTGGTGATGAATCCTGTTGTTCTTCACTAACTTCAACCAGGCATTGACGCCTTCCGACAACATGCCAAGCATCTTGGTTAATTCCAAGCAGCGGAAGAACTGAAGAGCGATTGGCGTACCAATGTCTTTCAGAACTATCTCATCAATAGTTGCCTTACCCTTTTCGGTGAATTGAGTTGGCTTCCATTTGTAGTACCACTCCATCACCCAAGCTATATGATCCCTGGATGTTGGGTTGAATTCTTTTAGTCGACTAAATGTTGCGCCTTGGACATACCCTGAGGTTTTGTTAGGTCGCTTAGGAGTAAACTCCGATCCTTTGATGAGAGGATGCTTGTCCCGTAGTAGTTGAGTAAGGCTTTCCAGCTCTTGTCTGAGAGTCGACTCAAGTTTCCATGCAGCAGCCTCATCAAAATACCATCCATGTATCTCCTGTTCTGTAAGGATTTCAGCAACTCTGTGCTCTAACGCAACCCACTCAGGTAGGGGTGGAAGTGTTTGCATAGTTTGTGTGTAACAACAACGTCTTGAACGCAATAGTCCTGCATTTCCTGTGACCACTCTTTCCAATCCGTGGTCTTGGCAAAGCTGCCTTTGTACTCACCTAATCTGTATCCGTACGATTCCAATGAGTGACGCCCATACAATTGGGCGGGCATGTGCTCCCAGGTTTTCTTCTGATCAACCTTTAGCATGTTGGCGTGGTAGAGCCTTGACAATACTAAAGTGTCAACAATTAAACCAGTAGGAGTGAACCAAGGATAGAGTTTGTGAATAACAGGACAATCGTAACCAATAATGTTGTGGCCCACAATGCAGCCAGCGTCCTCAAGACGTTCAATGCCCCGAATAATCGGCTCTTCTGTTCCTTCGTCGTTGTATACAAGCATTTGATCTGCCTGGAGATCATAGATAGCCAGACAGTGGATGCGGGTAACATCATTCAGTAACCCGTCAGTTTCAAGATCGAATACGAGTGTCGGTCCAGCCTCGATAGGTCTTGTCAACGAACTGGGCTTTTGAGACATCTTCAGGTTTAGGTGGATTGGGACGGTTAAGTTGAGCTAGATAATTAAATGCTCGATCCCACCGTTGTTTTGCTTTGTCAGGGTCTTTCCAAACCGAATACATCGGTAGCCGTCCACGAAGATTCCATGGATCAGGACAATCAATCCATTCTTGTTCAGAATTCTGTTGTTGCGTTGAAGTCTTCTTCTGCTTCAGTTTCATGGAATTTACAAGTATCTAAGTCGTAGTTCAAATTGCAGGCGATGCCAACTTCGCCCGAATAGCGATTTTTAAGGACTCGCACTGTCGTATTACTTCCTCCAGATGCGGCCTGTTGGTCTCGCTCAAGTGCGATAACTCCATCAGAGAGTTGAGCAATTGCTGCGCTTCCCCTGAGCTGCCCCAAAGTGACCCGAGCTCCTTCTTCGTGATTTTTGTCATTAGCTGTGCGGCGTAGGTGTGAAACAAGGAACATCGCGACACCTGTCCGCTCAACCAAAGAACGAAGCTTGGTCATGGTGGTGTCGATCATTCGCCGTTCGTCACCATCCAAGCCACTGAGAAGAATTGACAAGTGGTCTAGAAAGATGACCCTCGCATCAAGACCTGCTGCCAGGTATTCAACTCGGTTGTAGATGAGATCAGGATCAAAAGAACCAAAGCCGTCGAAAAGAAAGAGATTCCAGTCAGCAAGAGTCTTTTGATAAGCGTCGGTGAGAGTAGATCGTTCATGCGTTCCTAAATGGAGGTTTTTTCCAACTGCTGCGGACATCAGTCCTAGAGCTGTGCGGCGATTTGACTCTTCGAGAGCCAGGTATCCAACTCGTTCACCGGCACTAAGAAGGTGAGTTGCCAACTCTCTACAGAATGAGGATTTGCCAATCCCAGATCCTGCAGTAATAGTAATAAGCTCTCCGTATCGGATCCCGTGAAGCTTATTTTGCAATCCCAAGAATGGGTAGTCATGGTCTGATGGTGGAGAGGGTGTAGTGACTAGCTCTAAAAGGTTTTTGCCATCAACGATCCCATCTGGACGGTAAGGTTTTGCGTTCCAAATAGCGCAACGAACCGCCTCAGCGTCATTGGCAGAGAGGGCGTCAGACGCATCTTTATAATTACCTTGGAGCGATGCAATCTTGCACTTGCCAGGTGGCAATACGCTTGCTGCTTCCTCCGTTGCCTTACGGCCTGCCTCGTCATTGTCGAAGAACAGGACAATCTCCTCATAACCCTGGAGCCAGGGGAGAGCCCGTTGAATCGCCTTTCGGGCCGCTGCGGCACCGCTAGGTAAAGACACCATCGGCCACCCCGGCATAGCTTCAAAACACGAAGCCGCATCGAGTTCGCCTTCTGTAATGACAACTCGTTTTCCAGTGGCGGGAAACAAATGTTGTCCAAATAGGCTTCCTGTGGGTTCGCCTTCATAGCTAAAAACCTTGCTTTTTGTCTTTAGCTTGCAGCCTTTAAGGATGCCAGCATCGTCGAAATAATGGAACCGTAGAACGTCTCCGTCCCGGTAGATTTTGTACTTTTCGCAGACTTTCTCAGACAGGTTTCGTTTTTGCAGCCGTTCGGCTGATCCTTTGATGCTGCTTGAGCGTGACATTGATTTGTGATTGTGAACATCGTCTTCACTGTGTCCGTATGTGTGGCAGGCAAAGCAAAATGTGTGACCATCGGAGTACAGGGAGTTTGCATCCGATGAGCCACATTGTTCACATGGCAAGTGCCTCACAAACTCGCTGTCGGAGTTCTGCGTAAGCATCTGCTTGAGTCTTATGATAGTTAAACCATGAATCGAGGGCTAGCAAGAAACCCTTGATAATGTTGTCGGTGATTTCCGGATTCTCGGCTTCTACATCGGCGAGTAGATCGCTGAATTGTTCTTCGTAGAATTCCGGTGTACCGTAAGTTAGGTTAGCCATGCGAGTGGAATGGTGGAATAAGAGCACCAAAGGAACCCGTATTTCTCGGCCCATTTGGCGTAGGTAGTCTTTGACCCCTTATTGATCTTGTTGTATGGAGCTTGAAAGACAAAGCGAATATCTAGTTCAGGATTGCTCTTTTTCACTGCGAGCATCTTCCTTCGATCTTCTACCGTCAATCTTCCCTTGACTTCTAGATATATGCCATTTGGCAGTAGAAAGTCAGGGGTGTAATTGCACTGCAGAACGTAAGGTACTTTGGTCGATTCATATTCGTACTTCACCTTCAAGCTGGAGAGCAGATCAGCGACCTGCTGCTCCAAGCCTGATCGAAACATCAGAACTCGTCGTCCTCCTCTTTAGAAGGCAGTGTGGTTACGTTGGGATCGTTCGACTTATAACCTTTTGTTTGCCCAAAGATGGCAGCGACTTCGGTCTCATCGAGATCTCCCGTATCCACAGCTGCACCACTGTTGAGTGCAATTACTTGAATACCTACCAGTTTCAAACTGGTGCCATACGTCACCCCATCTTTCAGCACATAGGGTTTCTGACGAAAGGCCAGCTTTACCTTGGAGCCGCTGTACAAAGGAGTGCTTTCATCGGTGATCGGAGTTCCTTCCGAATCTACGACAGGTGGACGAGTCTCTTCGTTCCAGTTGAATTTGACTTTGTATTTACCGCCGTCAACTTCTTCCCAAGGCTCAGGCTTCAGTACGCTGCGCTTTGGGTTCTTCAGTTTTGATTCAGCCCACTTAAGGGTTTCAGTTCGATCCGCTTCCAGCAGTTCGATCAGTCGGTCGTCTACCAGGGCTCCAAGGGAATATCCAAACTTGGAGGGCTTCATGACTGCCTGATAACCTTCAAGGACAACAGGCTCTTGGGTGACGTGAATAGTTTGTGCCATTAACAGAAAAAATAGGTGGATTCAATCACGGATTCGGCCTCAAGGCCACCGATGATCGGAGGGTCTGATTGGGCACCGATTTGGTTCCCCCAATCAGTTAAGTAGTCGTGCTCTGCAAACAGGTGCATGTATGTTTCCCGTACCAAAGTGGACAGGATCCCCATGTCAGTAGCCCTGCACAGAACTGAGTCGTGGATCAATGCAATTGGTGCATTGAACCTAAGGGTTGATAGGTGAAGCAGTGACGCATCCAGTGAATGGATCAGGTTGGGAGCTGTTGCGTTTTTGTGGTGAGACAAATCCACCTCGTCGGTTTCCCCGACAGCGGCGGCAATCTTGCACCGACCCAACAGTTGCAATTCAATCGACTGGATCTCTTTTTTCATGAGCTTCTGAGTCACGACAAACCCTGATGGGGTTGTCCACTTCAGCTCCTTTGCACCAGATCTGATTGCTTCTGCAACCTCCTCTTCAATCCATTTCATCACAGCCATGGGGCCAGGGACCACCTTGTTCATGGCGTCCCGTACAGCTTTTACGGTTGCGGTTAGATCGTCCTTTTCAACCTCAACTCCCTTCTCCTTCAACGCCTCACGAATGTAACCACGGTTGGAGTACGGCTTGGCGTTGTAGGGG